GCAAACGCAGGTGGAGATACTTTTACTGGAGTAGCAAGACTTCTAGGTATCAAAATATTCTTTACTACTGATGCAGCTAACGACGCATAAGGAATTTAGATATGAGAGATTTAAAAAATAAACTTACCTCAGGTAAGAGCACAAAAAATATACAAAACAGAAAAGGTAAATCATTTGGTTATCAAGTCTTAGGATTTGGTGCCGGTGGAAGCGCCGCAACATATGAGGTGGACTTTTTAGTAATAGCTGGTGGTGGTGGAGGTACAAGTGGTGCAGGTGCAGGTGGTGGAGGAGGCGGAGGTGGTGGATATAGAACATCAACTCAAGAAGCAACTCAAGGAAAAACAATTACAATAACAGTTGGAGCCGGTGGTAATGCTGGTTCTTCTGGTTCAACTTCTTCATTTTCAGGTACAGGATTAACTACAATTACTTCAGCAGGGGGTGGTGCTGGTGGAGTTTATAATGGTGGTAATGGTTATAGTGGTGGTTCTGGTGGAGGTGGTGCTTATTCTGGTGGTAATGGAGGATCAGGAAATACTCCAAGCACTTCTCCCTCACAAGGTTCTGATGGAGGGGATGCAAATAGTGCTAATGGTGCAGCTGCAGGTGGTGGCGGAGCTTCTGTTGCTGGTAGTAATGTTACAGGACCTGCAGGTAGTGCAGGGGGTGCTGGTACAGCTTCATCTATAACAGGTTCATCTGTTACAAGAGCAGGTGGAGGAGGTGGAGGAAGTGATCTTGGTGCAGGACCTGCAGGAGCAGGTGGAGGAGGTACAGGTGGAGGTAGTGGTGGAGCAGGTGTAGCAGGAGCTGCTAATTTTGGTGGCGGAGGTGGCGGAGGTGGTGGACCAAGTGGTGCTGGTGGTGCTGGTGGAAAAGGTGTAATTATTATAAGTATGCTTGATGCAGATTATTCTGGAACAACATCTGGAAGTCCAACAGTTGCTACAGGAGTTAGTGGTAAAACAGTATTAACATTTAATAGTTCAGGGAGTTACACAGGATAATGGCATATTTTACAAAATTAAATAATAATGTAGTTGAAAGAGTTGAATCTGTAAGTAATAATGTCTTATTAGAGGAACAGTTAGATGAAAATAATAATGTTATTTACGTTGGAGTTGAGCAAGAATCAAAAGGTGTAGAATTTTTAAAAACTTTATATAAAGAACCTAACGCTGTTTGGAAACAAACATCTTATAATACTTCTGGTGGAGTTCATAAATTAGGTGGTACACCTTTAAGAAAAAATTATGCTAGTATTGGTTACACTTATGATGAAGATAGAGATGCTTTCATAGCACCTAAACCTTACAATAGCTGGATATTTAATGAAAATACTTGTCTTTGGGAAGCACCTAGTGCCATGCCAGATGATGACAATAATTATACTTGGAATGAATCAACAACAACTTGGGATATAGTAGAATACATAGTGGTGTGAAAAAATTTAGTGGTGTGAAAAAAGCTATAATAGAAAATTTATTTCCAACTCCTATTTATAGGTCAAATATAGATAGACCATTTACAAAACAAGAATTAATATTTGTAACTGAACAAAAAAAACATTGTGTAAATAATACAGGAAATATTAATACAAAAGATAACTACATTTTAAATAGAAAAGAGTTTAAAAATATTAAAAAATTTTTAGATCAATGTTGTAAAGATTATCTTAAAAAGATTATCTCTCCTAAAAATAATATAGAACTCTACATAACTCAATCTTGGTTAAACTACACAGAAGAAAATCAATATCATCATCAACATGCACACCCAAATTCAGTTGTATCTGGTGTATTATATTTTGATTGTGATAAAGAAAACGATAAAATTAAATTTACAAATCCTAAAACTTATCAACAAATAAAACCTGAAACAAAAGATTTTAATATATGGAACTCTGAAACGTGGTGGTTTGCTTTAGAAACAGGTCAATTAGTAATGTTTCCATCATCTACAATACATCAAGTAGAAACTAAAAAAGGAACAAATACTAGAGTAAGTTTAGCTTTTAACACTTTTTATAAAGGTACAATAGGCTCAAATAATGATTTAACGGAGTTGATACTTTAAATTTATAGTGATATACCCCTATGATGGAGATAGTAATCCACCACACCTACTATCTCCTTTATAAGGATTTTATATGCTACAAAAATTAGGCTTCCTACCGGGATTCAATAAACAAGTTACATCAACAGGAGCCGAGTCGCAATGGACCGGCGGTACTAATGTACGTTTTAGATATGGTACTCCAGAAAAAATAGGGGGTTGGAATCAATTAGGTGATAGTAAACTTACCGGTGCAGCTAGAGGGTTACATCACATGGTTAATAGAGATGGTATTAAATATTCTCTTATTGGAACCAATAGAATTTTATACGCATACTCAGGAGAAGTTTACTACGATATACATCCTTTAGTTAATCCATCAGGTACAGCTATTACAAGTGCATTTAGCACGGTTAACGGATCACCGACCGTTACTATTACATTTTCAACAACAACTTCTTTTCAAGCAGGTGACATTATATTATTTGGTGATGTAAGTACTTTTAGTGCAATTACTAATTCTAATTTTAGTGCAGCAGATTTTGCTGATAAAAAATTTATGGTATCAAGTGTACCTAGTAACAATTCAATTACTATTACAATGCCTGGTAATGAAAGCGGATCCGGTGCTACTACTTCTGGAGGTATTACTTTTTTTCAATACTATCACGTAGGTCCTGCAGAACAAGTTGGTGTTTTTGGATGGGGTATATCTCAATTTGGTGGAACAGTAAGTGCTCCTCAAACAACTACGTTGAATGGAGCGTTGTCTGCTAACTCAGCAGGAACAGGCGGAACTGGAACTAGCATTATTTTAACATCTGTATTAAATTTTCCAACAACCGGAACTAATTTTATACAAGTAGGTACTGAAGAAATTTCTTACACAGGAGTAAATACAGCAACAAACACTTTAACAGGAATAACTAGAAATGTTAGGGGAACAGCAAATGCTCTTCACAACACGGGAGCTACCGTTACAAATTATAGTAGTTTTTCTGGTTGGGGTCAATCATCAGCTGACACGGATACTGTAGCTGAACCTGGTCTATGGGCCTTGGACAATTTAGGTAGTACATTAATTGCTTTAATTTTTAACGGTGAATGTTTTGAATGGAATGCTGATCTAACTAACGCAACATCAACTAGAGCTACAATTATTACAGGAGCACCTACAGCGTCACGTGACATGCTAGTATCAACTCCAGATAGACATTTAGTATTTTTTGGAACTGAAACAACTATTGGAGATAAAACAACACAAGACGATATGTTTATAAGATTTTCATCTCAAGAAAATATTAATGACTATCAACCTACAGCAACCAACAGTGCTGGTACACAAAGACTGGCCGCCGGATCACGGATTATTGGTGCTAAACTTGGTAGAAATGCAATTTACATTTGGTCAGACACTTCTTTATTTACTATGAGATTTGTTGGAACTCCTTTTACATTTGCTTACGAGCAGGTTGGAACTAACTGTGGTTTGATTGGTAAGAACGCAGCCGTTGAAGTTGATGGTGCAGCTTACTGGATGTCCGATAATGGTTTCTTTAGATACACTGGTAAACTAGAATCCATGGATTGTTTAGTTGAAGATTATGTTTATGATGATCTTAACACAACATCTAATCAATTTATTTATTGTGGTATTAATAATTTATTTGGAGAGATTACTTGGTTCTACCCTACAGCTGATTCTAATGTTACTACTAGATCAGTTACATATAGTTATTTAGATTCAACAGCTAAACGTCCCATATGGTTTACAAATGATAGTACATTATTTACTAGAACAACTTGGCAAGATTCTGCAGTATTTGGATTACCCCATGCAACACAATATGATGCAAATACAGATGTATCTTTTGATGTTGAAGGTAATACAGATGGAATTACTTATTACTATGAACACGAAACTGGACTTAATCAAATAAGGTTAGGTGTTACTACAGCTATTCCAGCAGATATTACTTCTGGTGATTATGACATTACTCAAAAAGTTGTAAGAGGTGCGGCTACTAACATGGCTGACCTTAGAGGTGATGGTGAAAATATTATGAGAGTAAGTAGAATAGTTCCTGATTTTATTAATCAATCAGGTAATACAATAATACAATTAGATTTAAGAGATTACCCTAATGAAACAGCAGCTAGTTCATCACTCGGACCATTTACTATAACATCTAGTACTACAAAAGTAGACACACGTGCTAGAGCTAGATCAATAGCTCTTACTATATCCAATACAGCGGTTGATACTAGTTGGAAATTAGGAACTTTTAGATTAGATATACAAGCTGGAGGAAGACGATAATGGCAAAAATTGTACAATCATTAACTAGAGCAAGTGAAGAATATAATGAAGACACATCTCAATCTTTAGTTAGAGATTTGGATGCTGTTATTGAGAAACTGAACACAACTTTTCAAGAAGAATTAAAACAGGAGATAGAAGCTAGAAGTTTCTTTTTAAATTAATGGCAGTAGTAAACCAATACGATTTTGTAGGAATAGATAATGATACTACCAATGGAGAACTTAATCCGTTCGGTGCAGGGTTTCCTTTAGTAAGTGAAACCTATGTTATCAAATCTATTCTTGTTACATCAGCCGGTACTCCCAGTGTGACCGTTACTAATAATGCTTTTACAGCTATTAAAACAATAGGTTTAACAGCAAATATTACAAAAGAATTATTAACCCAACCGCTAATAGTAGTAGGAGGCACAACCCTTACTATTAAAGCAGGTAGCACAGATTCATTTGATTTTGGAGTCAGCTATCTAAACATTAAAAAAGAGGTAACAACATAATGAGTGATCAAGTAATAGAACTAACACCAAAAGAGATAATAACTACTATTAAAAACAAGAAAACAGGAGAGGTTTACGAGACAGAAGAAGCTTTAAAAGCATCTGGAATACTTGAAGAAGACATCCAAAGAGATGTAACTGTTATAATGCCAGCTCTTGATTTAACAGGAAAAACAATATAAACAAATAAACTCAGGAGATATATTATGAACGAAGAAATTTCAATGAACGAATCTATACAAGCTGGAGCACCAGACATCAACTACAAACAAGGTGATGTTATGATGGGTGGTGGCGAAGATGAACAAGGCAAACAAGTAGCAGCTTCAATCTGGGAACAAATGGAACCAGAACAAAAGCAACAATTTGGTAGCTTTGATGCTTTCTTTCAAAGCGGTATCTGGAAACAAATTATACAACAGATGCAACAAGACAATTCAGGAATTAAATCACAAGCACCTAACATGAGCATGAACGAAAATGTTAACGTGGCTGAGTCAATGCCAGGCGGTGGTATCGCTGATGTTGATATGAGAGAACAAGTTCAGATGAGAGCCAACGGTGGTCTGATGGGTCTATACAACAGAGGCATGTAATTATGTCCATAATGGATTTAAAAAAGAACGCCCCCAAAGGAGAGTTCCTAGCTTACATAAATAAAAAAGAAGCAGCCATGCTTAAAAAAGCTGGTGGCTCTGGTAAGTTAGTAAATGGTATTCCAAGTTTTGAACCTAAATCATCAAGGCAAGCAGAGCAAAAATCATCAACTAATCAAGGACCAGCAGGTGGAGCCTCAGCCGGTGGAAATTATGGTGGAAATGTAAACCCTACTCAAACTTATGCAGGTAAGACACCTTCTCAAACACCTTCTAATTATGGTGGAACAGGACCTGTTTATTATGGTGGTAATGGTCCACCAAGTTCTACACCAAAGTCGCCACCAAAAAAACCAAAACCAACAAAAGACAATACAGTAAAAAAAAATCCTTTTGAAAAATATTTTAGTTACAATCCTACATTAAATATTTTAGATAAAATAACTAAAAATAAATTTAATACTAATATAAATGCAAAAAGAAGAGAAGATTATTTAAATGATTTGTTAGATACTGATCCGGATGAATACAACAGAGTAATGAGTGATCTTGCAGACATAAATATGATAACGGGACCA